GTCCTCATAGAACATACCGCTAGCATTTAAACCAAGATGCGCTAGGCGCATACGGTAAAGAACCCGTGGTGCTACATCTTTAAGACGGTAGATACGGCGATAAAAGTCCTCTGTTGCACGGTAGAAACGACCAACTGTGCGAACAGATACCGCAAAATTAGAACGGATTCCTGGGTTATCAGCAAACTTTAGTACTGTGTCTGCTGCTTCTTCCATTGCTAATTCTGTAAATCTTTTTTCAGCCAACTCTGTAGCACGGCGTTCTAGTTGCGCTTTTTGCCAAGGCAAACCATAACTATCAGGATTATCGCGTAATGCTTTCTTAACTATGTTATCTGCATACTCTCGTTCAATACCAGAATAGTTCTTACGTAGGTGCAGATAAGATATATTAACAACAGGACTACGTAGAATACCGTTAACTTGACGGTCCATAAGTTCCATCATGTTGTTACCGCTACGCTTCCATGCTGTCTCTACATCCGTAAAGTCTGGAAACTCAACACGTGTATTAATATAACCAGTTGGTTGGAATCCTTTTGTTACATCCGCAAACTCTTCGATGCTAATTTGATTAGCAGCCTTCATCCACTTGTCGTTAATGGCACGGCCTGTTTCATCCTGGATGATTAACAACTTTTCATAGTTTGTCTTAACTGTGTCCATTAGTTCTTTGTTATATAAACGTGGACCACCATGGAAGTTATCGCGTAAATCCATAAGCATGCGCTCAAAGTAAATTTGGGCAATGTCTTCATCACCTAATCCCTTTTGACGCCAGTAAACTGTATCTCCAAAGTATGAAAGAAACTTCTTGAGTGCTGGTTGCGCTTCATCTGCAACCTTCCAGAACTCATTCTCCTTAGTCATACCTAGACGAGTCATCATTCCATCTACTGCACGGACTAAATCATCTGGAGTCTCAAGTCCATTGTTTGCAAAAAATGCAACTGCAGGAGATACCCTGTATTGCCCTGGTAGTTTTAACTTACCGTGTTGGCGTGGAGTAGCAAAGCGGATAAACCAGTTATCATAGTGAGCAAGGGTAACAAAATCATCACCAGCAGCACGTAGTTTGTCTACTTCAATCTCTTGATACTTACCAAACTTAAATCGTTTGCCAGTTGCTTCTTTACCAATTGTATTAAGGGCTTCAGTTAACTTACTAATGTTTAACTGCTCAGCAATAATCTCTTGGTCTAGTTTTCCACCAAGGGTTGTGCGAGCAGCAATAGACTGTGCCATTGAGTTGAGCAAATCTGGGTGATAGACCATAGCCTGTGTCCAGTAATCACGCTCAGCAGGGTCTAAATTGCGAATAAATACATTTGCTCTTTCAGCAATCTCTTGATTAATCTTAAGATGGCTGACTTCGGCAATAGAAACTTTTTCACGCTTAGCAATTGCTTCAATAATTTCATTACGTGCTTCAATTCCAAGCAAGTCTGCTGGGTTTCTTTTAAAACTTTTTCTTAAAAGTTCTGCAATAGGGCCTTGAGATGCATTAGATGCTGTGTATGCCATACCAGACTTGTTTAACTTACGTCCAACACCCTTAGTAAAGTCAAGTAAATCTCTTGCTGGGGCTGTTAATGCATACATAAAACCTTCATCAATGGCTGAACGTACACCTAAACGTGGGAACAAAGTAAAAATAGACCAAAAGTCTACAAAATCCTTAGCAAGTTTGCTGTTAGGAGTACCCATTGCAGCAACTAGTAGGTTTTTCTTTGAACGAATTGTATTAGCCTCAAGTGCAATCTGCTCATAAGGTAGCGGAGCAATGGCTCCTGCTAACTGAGATGGCTGAATTGCAGAAGAACCTGCAAGTAGTGGCGTTTCATTCTCATACTTAACAGCATTCTTGCTCATTACCTTTGAAAAAGGTGCATCAATCTCAGTCTTAACTGTAGTTGTAAAACCAGCACGTTCATTAAGAGTTCTTTTAAGAATATCATGCATTAACTTTTCGCCGTTAGGGTCTCCAGCCAAACCTGCACGCTGCATAACTGCTGCGTATAGATTACGAACAATAACTACTTGCTCATCTTCAGAGGAACGCAAAAACTTTTGAGCAATAAAATCAGCCATGTCACGATTAACAACCTGTCGTGCAACAAGTCTTACTGTGTCAATTGTCTTGACTGCTTCTTCACCAATAAGAATCTGCTGACCTGCTGGGTTTCGTGCTGCAAGACGACCAGCCTTAAGCGCAATGCGCTTGAGACCCTTGATGTCATCTTCAATTTTTACAAGGTCTGTAATGTTTGGGTTAAAAGCCTTGTCTGAGTTTTCACCAGACTTTAATAAAATATCAAAAGCCTCTTCGCCTTTAGCGTTAAACTCATCAATGTTTTGCTTAGATACTGTTTTGTTAAAAACAGAATCAAGCATGTTATTAAATCCATCACTCAAACGGCGATTAGTACGAGCAACGGCTATACCATTACGGCGATAGGTAATACCATCTACACGACCAGATAAAAGCAAATAAGTATTTTCTGCATCACTAAAAACCTTTTCGGCTTCATCTGCATTAAAGACTTTGTTTCTTTCCAAGAAAGCAATTGCTTCATCATTGTTGTAGCCAGGAGTTAACTTACCAATTGCACGGCGAATCTTTGCACGCTCTGCAACCGTCTCTGCCTTAGACAACTTCTCAATGGCTGGACCAAGTTGGTCATTCCAAAGAGTCTGCACTCCCTTATCTTTAAAAGCACGGGATACTCCATAGCCAACATTTCCTGACTGAGCAGCATCAGTAACCATCTGCGCTAACTGAGAACCTTTTCTAGCAGCACCAGATGCACCACCAGTAATCCAAGTAAATGGGTCAATTACAATCTGGTATGCAAAATCAATAACGCCAGAGATGTTCTTAGTTGTTCCGTCAATGTAGTCACCAGCAAGCGCACCATTTTTTGGTGGCTTGGTATCTAGCATACGTGCAACGTCACGACCTAAAGAAACCTGTGCGTACTTGGTTGCATCTAAAACTTGCTTAAACTCTTCTGGTTCATTAAATGCAACCTCAAAGGCTTTAGCAATCTCAGGAGTAAGTTCTCCATATGCTTCTAGGATTTCTCCTGGACGCTTACCTGCTAGCAATCCTTTTGCAATATATACATTTGCTTTACCAAAACGGTCTGTTGCTTCTTTTAAAGCACCGTTATCGTAGACATCTGTACCGTTCCAAGCATCAGACCAAACGTTAGCACTAAAGATATTCTCGCCCTGTGCTACTTGACGGCCCACCAAGTATGGCGTATTGATAGCACGGTTGTAAGCACCAGCAACTTTAAAGACTGCAATCAAAGGACTAGCAACAGTTTTGCCAGCAAACTTTAATGCACCAACAGCACGGTCACCAAAATCTGGTGGTGCTTGCATGTAGTCAGCATCTTTATAAAAAAACTTTAATCCCTCTTGTGCATCAGGGTCAAGACTCTCAAATACCTTGCGAGCATCTGCTGAGTTCATACGAGTAAGTTCTTTATTCTTCTTAACAGCCCAACTCATTTGCTCAAGTTGGTTCTGTTCTTCAGGTAAAAGATTTGCTCGTTGTGCCGCTGAGTAAAGGTTCGGAGACATTTCTGCGACTATGGGTTTTAAAACGCGCATTAAGTATCCTAACTAGTGAAGAAGTTCATTAAGATTAATTCTGCTTCTCCAGAATCATCAAAGAGATTTACTTTCTTAAGAGTGTCCATTGGGTTTGGCTTTGGCTTTGGCATACCAGCAAGAAGTTCTGAACCGCCTCCAGGACCACGGTCAATGCCAGCAGTTCCTGGCTCATCTGGATACTGTGTTGGTGTATCTAAAGATACTGGTTGTGCTGGAAGTGCATCATAAGGAGTACCAGCCATAGGTGCTGCTGTTTGATTACTGTATGTTTGTTCGCCTTCTCCGTATGGTAAACCAGGAATGTATGTAGCAGCCTGTGTAGGAGAGCCATCAGTACGACTAGAAAGAGCACCAGGAAGTGAAACTGGTGTTGGATTAGAAGGCTTCTTGTAACCGCCACGTCCGCCAGATTCTGTTATCATTCATCATCCTCTTCTTTGTCATCAATAATTTCAGCCTTAGTGCCTAACACTTCGCTGTTATATTCTTGAGCCATCTTCATCATGCCATAGGCATTCCATGGTGTCATGGCTTCACTAACTTCTGTGTGTAAATAGCGGGACCCTTCGTAGTCTGCCCATTCGGTTATTAACAACCAATTGACGCAGATGTAATCAGTCCCCTTCTCATCCTCTTCTATAAGGATTCTTAGTGCTTCTTCAATTTTGTCTCTAAATGTTTTACTCATTTTGCATGTTGTACTTTCACTATGACTGGTTCAGCCGTGTGAATATCCCAACGTGAAGCGATGTTAATCGCCATTCTAATATCTAACTCTGCCACCTTTGGCGTAGTTTGTTTTCTACTTGCAGCAAAAGCCTCAATGGCACCAAGAGCAATATCAGCACCAGACCCAGCACAGTAAATACCACGCATATCCCTATCCCAAGAATAATCTTCAAAGATAGGATAAATAACTCCACGAACGACAACAAGAAATTGCGAATCATGTGCTGCTGCATCCCCGTCTTCTTTCATATCATAACCAGAATCTATAAACAATTTACGCATTTCTGGTATAAATGTCTGAGTCATGAATACATCTAAATCATCTGTTACACGTGGCTTAGGTGCTTTCCACCCAAACTGTAAAATGTTAGAGCCACGGCTTGCCCCTGAACCTGCAATTAAAACTCCGTTGTTTTCAATAATCTTATGTGTTGCAAGTTCCATACAACGACCATCATCACCAGATGAACGGGAATCACAACCTACTGCTGCCCAACCATTACCTTGAATTGCTACTAATGTTGTCATTGTCCCCTCCTTAGATTATTGTCGCGTTACAGTTCTTGCTCCACCACTTGCTCTACCGCTGGCACTAAGGCTAGAGAATAAAGATTGAAGTGACGCTGGTGCTTCAGGAGCGCCTGCTGCTGGCGCGGCGGGAGCAGGGGACGGTTGCTCAACCATAGGTGCACCAGCAGCAGGTAATTCTTCTGGAGCGAATACATCGTTAATAGAGTCTTCAATAGACTTACCAGATTGGCGAAGTCGAATGACATCAGCAATCTGCTTAACGATAGTAGTTGGGTCCCCGCCTGAAGCAATTAACTGTGGAATTGCTTGTGCACTTGCCTGTAATGAAGAGACTAATGCGTTACGCATTTCTTCTACTTCAATCTTTTCTTGTTCCTGAGTTACGTTAATTCCAAATGGAAGTTCACGTTGTGCTAAATCCTTAGAAATTAATTTACCGCCAAGGGCCTGTAACATAAAGATAAGTCCCTGCGCTGGGTTAAGACCAGCCAGCATTCCATAACGGACATCTGCTGAGTAGTCACCCTTGATATTCTTTGATGGTAAATAGTCAACGGCGTATGGTGCTCCCGCATCTACGCCACGAATTGTCTTTTCAAAGTTGTAAAACTTTTCATCAACCTCAAAGCAAAGAGAAATAACATTCTTAAGAGCAGAGGCAAAGATAGCCTGTGCTGATTTAACTTGTGTATCAAAACCACCCATGAGTGCCTGAACACCCTGTCCCGTAATAATTGATGCATCAAGATTTCCAGTACGAGATTCTGGGTAACGTGTACCCATACGTAGTTCTTGTTGAAGAACCTGTTGTTCTGTAAATGCACCTGCTGGAATTGGAAGTTCGACACGTCGTACTCCTGCTGGTGAGTTAGTGCGGATAACCGCATCTCCACCAAACTCAAACTCCTGTACATCGCCTGGAACTACGATTGGTGATTGAACTGACTTCTCTGCTGCTTCCATTGCAAGTAATGCAAAACGATTGCGAAGCAACTGAATACCAAGAACATCATCAAACTGTCCACGCATTTCGCCGTCTACAGAGGGACGGCGTGCTACTACTACCATCATCTTGCCAATAGGATTTTTAGCCTGTGACAAGATTAAGTTATTACGTGAAGGAACAAAGATTACTGATTGGTCCTTATCGTAGTAACGAATAATATCCATCTGTGTATTAAGGTTCTGGTCGTAACCATCACGTCCTAACAGTTGGTATTCAAACTCAGGGAACTGGCTAACCAATTCTCCAAGTGATAGTGAGTAGCGTTTAGCAAAAGCAATACAACGTCCATAGCGGTCAAACTCTGGGTAAGCCCCGATAGGACTTTCTATGCGAATACGTGGTATGCCTGCTTCATCGTCCAATTCAATTATGAAAGGAACGAATCCAAATGTGATGTACCAGTCTGCGCCTGTATACATCTGTACTTGTAATTCTGAATGGAAAAAATAATTGCTAGCAATACGTGTGCGTGTATCTGCAAATCTGCGAGCATTATCTTTTGCAGCATTAACAGCAGAGCAGTTAACTGCTGGCAATGGTGCCATTACCTCTGATAAGTCACGGGCAACAATGTCAATAAAGTTAGCAACTACATTTGCATCTACACCTTCAGGAAAGAACTCTGGATAAACTTCAGAAATGTTTCCTTTGCGAACGGATAGCACGTCTTGCTGACGACTATCACGCTCTGAAGAGCGGTGCTTTAGGGACTCAACCCGTGCAGCAACCTGTTCTATAGATAATGCCATTGGTTTCCTAACGGTTAATTAAAAATTATTTAAACTTTTTTAAGTGTTCTTTATATTGTTTTGCGGCTAATTTTTCTTG